AACGTCCCAGACATCACGGGTGCGGTGAGCATGAAGCTCATCAACGATCGCGCAATGGATGTTCAGGCCGTCAAGGTTATTTGCGTCACTGGAAAGCGGCTCGAATTTAGATGCCGTGCGCTCCTGGAAAATAGCCAGCTTGTTGTAATCGAACAGCCTGCCCAGCGCAGCACGTGACTGCTTAATCATGTTTACTGCGTCGTTGAATACGATGCGGGCCTGGTCGCGGGTCGTTGCAGCTGAGTAAACCTCAGCGCCGCCTTCACCATCAGCGCCGGCCATATACAGGCCGATGCCAGATGAGAGCGTTGATTTGGCGTTCTTACGCGCCACCTCGTTATAAGCCGTACGGAAACGCCTTACCATTACCGGGCGGCCTTTGTCGCTCAGCACCTGCTCCCCGGTCTGCTCGTTTACCAGCGGAACAACGAAGCCAAAAATATTAATCAGGATGAAGATGTGCCAGTCCATCAGCTCAATCGGCTTACCGGCCAGGTCGCCTTTAACATGCGGCACGAACTTGTAGAAATTCAGGATGTGCTGCGCGCGACTCTCGCTAAAGAAAATGTTGCGCTTCTCCCCTTCCTGCAGGTCATCAAGGAAACGGGCGCAGGCCTGCTTCACATATTTGCACGCAACAATTTCTCCGCCGACCACTCGCTCGGCATAGCGGATTCCGTCTGCCACTTTAGCCATCAGTCCCTCGCTTTCAGGAATTCTTCCAGCGGATCTACCTTATCAGGACCGCCAGTGTTAACTTTGCTGCGCGAGGCAGGGGTCATACCGAACTCTGACAGCATGGCGCGAATTCGCTTCCAGGCATCGGCCTTCATCGCGGCTGCAGGATGCGCTTTTATCATTACGTCACCGGTTTGTGTCTCCACCCGGTACGTATAACCTTCCGTATCGAGCGTTTCGCAGTGGCGACGGTATTCGGTATAGGCTTCAATCAGCAGCTCCAGCGCTTTCGCATCAAGCTGCGTCAGTACGCCGATATTGTCCAGCTCCTGCGCTATTTGCTGGAACCAGTATTTACCCATCTTGTCGAGGTGCTTCGGAGTATTGGGTATCCCTTTCTCCGGCTTAGGCTCATTCTGGTTTATCGGGCGCTTGGATGGGTTCCCCCTCACCAAAACCAGGTGTGACGGGGTTTTCGGTGGTCCGGACATTGGGAAAACTCCAGTAAAAGGGTAATTTTGGGGTACCCATAAAAAAGGTTTCTAACCTGCGGCGGTGTGAAAAAAGGTTAGGCGGCGGTCCTTTAGGGCGATAGCTGTGAACTCTGACCCCACCCTCCCCTCTCAGCTAATTCTTGATGATAATGGCTATCATTTGCATAAATTTGCACCAAAATGGTGAGGTCATGCATTCAAACGATAGTCATTCTCATTTAAATCGATTTTCACCGGATTCTCGTTCATCTCTGCATCCACATTGAACACAGCTGTGATGGCCGGGATGCTGGCCGCATCAGTATCGATCTTGGTATTCAGCTGCTGACTCAGAAGTACCCCATCAACAGCAATGCCATAACCTAGGAAGACTGAACCACGATAGATATGAGCGAGCTGTACTTTCTTATGCTTCACTTGATTCTCTCCTTCGCCGTCTTAGCTTTATGGCATGGCCAACAAAGACTCCTTAAATTGCTGTCGTCGTCTGTACCGCCATGTGCTTTGGGTTTGATATGGTCAACGGTAGATGCTGGTACGGGCCTGCCGCTCGCTAAGCATTGCTGGCAGATGTGCCGGTCACGCTTCAGAATGCGGGCGCGGATAATGTCCCACTTACTGCCATATCCTCTCTGGTGTCTGTTCTGTCCGCGTTGATGCTGTTGCCAGCCTTCATTACGGTGGTCATCGCAGTACCCTGAGCGGTCTGTCGTTGTCTTGCGGCAACCGAGCTTTCGGCATGCGCGAGGGATGGCTGATGGCATCAGGAACTCCAGCGAGTAACAGATATCAAAGCACTGCCTCGCTTCGCCTTAGCCCAGATAACCAGAGGTGCGCTGAATACTATCTTGCTGGTTTCGTCATGAGCAGGAGCATTCATTGCTGGCTTGGATGGTGAGTCTGCCCAGCATATCTCTGAGTAACCAGGCCAACTTACGACGGATACATAAGCGTTATTGGTGCCGTCAGTAATTTGCACGAATTCATCGTCATTCAGGGTTACTGATTCAGTAGCCATGTTATTTCCTCATCTCAATCCGTTGAATGTAGCGTTCGCCCCAGTTATTGGTTGCAGGGGGCAGCTTGAATGTATCGCCGGTTATCTGATGCGTGTCGCTTGTGCCGTCGCTAAAATGAATCAGCAGCGAAGAGAAACCAGCGGTTTGCACTGTCACGGATGAAGCAGCTCGTTTACCCTGCGCACCTGCAGCAGAGATAATCGGTGATGTTGCCAGCGTGCCTGCTTCAATTTGTGGATAAGCAGCACTGAACCCCGCAGCTGTATCAGCGATTACCACTGGCACAGAGTCATCCGTCACGGATGTGGGCGATGTCAATAACCCGTTATTAGCTCCGAAGTACGGGAATGCAGCTCGGAATATAAACGCCTCATCCGACACGATTGTTGTTGAAGCAGAAACGTAGCCGCTTCCTACATAACCAACCTGCCGGTTGTTGATTCCGATGTTTTGAAATGTATTACCCAAGAAGCCGGCACGAAACGCCAGATTATTGCGCCCCCTGTGCATGAGCATCAGAGAGTAAGTAATATTCCCTGACAGAGCGCCTGACGTCCGAAATTGAGTCCGGTGAAATACAGATCCGGAACCAGACTCACGATATTCTGTAAATCCGTCAGAACCAGGCAGGCTGGTCATATTCTCCAGCATGATAGAGCCAAACAGGTTTGTTGCCGCTGGTTCTGGCTCATGCCGTCCAACCGCTACGCCATTCACATATTCAATCGGCCATTCATTCTCTGCTGAGGTGCTGAGCTTTCCGTCAGAACCGAGATAGCTGTGGGCGGGGCCGGTATAAGTCAGGCGGCTATCAAGCTGAGTGGTAGTGAGGTCGATTACCACATTCTGCGAACCTGCCTTCACCCTGCCGATTGTTACTGCACCCGGCGTCCAGATGCCGCGATGCTTACCCCCAATCATTGGGGTATTGGGGATAGTTATCATATTCGTTTCCAGTAAACCGATGTCGCCCTGCTTCACAGCAGTGCTAACCGTTATCCCTTGTCGGAGAGATTCTTTGAGAGCCGTTGTGAAAGAGGCTCTCACTTCTTCTTTTTGGGCTGATACTTGATCGCCCACGCCTTACCGATGCTGAGGCAATCGTCGAACATCTTGCTCTTGCCACTGGCTGAAGCAGAGCGGTGGTAGTACGCCACCGCCTCACGCGCCCCGATATGTGCAACTTCCAGATCGAAGCCCTGCTTGACCAGTTCGGAGATCACATTTTTCTCAATGAACTGAACTGGCGTCATGCTGGCTCTCCGTCCGGAAAATCACCCATATCGCACAATTTGAACTGGATAAGCTCTTTCACCAGTTGCTCAGCTTTCTTAATGACCTTTTTCTCTTTCTTACGGCGGGTCATCAGTGCGCTTCCGGTTTGACCGTGTTCTTCAAAGGAATATTTCTCAGCAGCAGCAACGCGGTTCTGCATTTCGCTGATTGCCATGTCAGCAAGGCCGGAGAAGTCGAGAAGGTTGATGTCCTTGCCGCCCTCAAGCGCTGTCATGTGATCGAACACCTGAGCCTGCAATTCATAGCTGTAACTCATCGCCATCAAACAGGCTTCGCGTTTCGGGAAGTTGCATATTTCACGCTCTACCTTCCCGCCCGTTCCGTTGATGTATGTATCAGTTGCAAAAAATTTTGCAGCTGCATCACCGAGAACTTTTGGGACCTTATTCATAAAACTGCGGTGTTCCAGCTTACGGTATTGCTTACACGGGAACTTAAGCCCCTGCGACTCAGCTTTTGATTTCCGGTCAGCATTAATGTAATCGACCATTTCAATGCTGCTCATGGTCGGGGCTTCGTTTGTTGAAAGTACGCTCAATGCATTTTTCATTCGCTGATACCTTTTGGTGATATGAGCCAGTTCGCATAGATATGGGCAGCCCAAGAGCGGCAGCGATACCACTGCCCCATCTCAAGCTCATATCCCGAAAGACTCTTGGTTAAATGCGCATGCGACTGCGCAGGGATTTACTGCGGACATAAAAAAGCCCCGCGTTAGCGAGGCTGATAGTGCTCTGTTACTGAGGGTGAATCTTCTTGGGGGTTGTCATTGCTTTGTGCAGAGCTTGTCCCACAACTCGTTATGGGTGTTTATCGCCCTTACGGTGCGGATATCCATAACCTCTGAGTCTTTACCGTGGGTGTAGATGGGACTGAACAGCGTGCAGCTGGAATCAGTGACGATGTATTCAGTCTGTGGTGTTGTATTTCGATTCGCGCAACTTACGACGAGCAGCGTCATCACTGAGAGAAGCGTTGCTCTGCTGAACCTCTTTAGCTGACTGGATGTTGTGAGCCTCGACATCTGACTTAGCCTCTGCCTGATTCTGAACACGGATAGCCTCAGCAACGTCAGCCTTAGCCTTCTCTTCTGTCTTTGCGACCTTCTTGCCGCCGAAGTAAGTTGCTATCAGTGCTGCGATAACAGCCAGCCCGGCCAGAATGTAATTCCAGCCGCCTGCAAACAGGTTGATGAGTGTGTTCATGGCTGCTTGTCCAGTTGCTCTTTCTTCTCGCTCAGCCGCTTCTGACGGATAAACTGCGCAACGATACCCAGTGCGACCAGCAGATAACTCACGTACTGAGCGATGTTTACCGGCAGCATTGATTTGAGGTCAGGGGGAAGCATGTTCCATGCGGTAATGATCGCATCAGGCGCCGAAGCGAGATAAACGCCGAGCGCAGCACCGATACCACTGAGCCACACCGACCAGGCCCGAAACAGCAGCCGGGCATGACTAACGAATTCGACCGATGTGTATTTTCGTATGAGCAGCACCGAAACAACGATGACAGCCACGACGCAGATAAATATGAGGATGCTCATATCAGCCCCTTATACACATCGTAATCACCGGAGCGCATCACAGCAGCATGTCTCTTTGCTCGATTGGGAACTTGCGACGCCCATCGGCTATTTAGCATTTCTGCAGATGCAGCGTTGAAATTACCGTTTGAGATGAGAACCAATGTGTTTCGGAAGCCTGCTAATCCGCTCACGCCGAGGTTAAACGCCATGCTAATCAAAATATCTGCCCGCGCCGGATTACACTGCTGCAACGCTGCGTAAATGGCCGGATTGCTGCGGCACTGGTTGATGGTGGAATCAACGAAGGACTGCAGCCATACATCACCGACCTTACGGGGAACAGTAAACGTGTAGTTGCTCAGGCTGGCGCCCTTTGGCCCGATTTTGATGCCACACGCGACCGTCGGATAACCTTCCGAGTCCACATATGGCTTCTCTCGATACCCCTCTTCATAGCTGAGTATCTGGATTATCTGACTCATCGCTTACTCTCCACCTTGCATTGCTCAGGCGCTCTTCCCGACGGTCTCGCTTACGCTGGAAATAAACATTCACACAGAACGTTGCTACGGCGAGGATGAAGCCACCTACTGCAAGCCATTCGTTTAGCGACAAGCTACCGGCGAGAAAAGTCGCCCCGGACGTGGCATATGCCGCGCTGGTCGTTACCTTGTCTGCCATAATTTTCATACCTGCCTCCGAAATGTGGAGGCTCGCTTTTAGGAATTGTTGAGATTGTGACCTGAGCGAGCCGGGTTAAACTTCTCAATGTCAACTGAGAAACCCGCCTGTTTTTACCCGCCTGCAAGCCTGCTGAAGAAAATTGCGCATCGACGACAAGGGATCACGAGGAGTGTGGTAAGGGATTCGTCGTGCGCAAAAGAAAAAGGCCGCCAATGGCGACCTCTGAAATTGATACCCCGACGCAAAAGCGGTAACTACCGTCATCGTCATGACCGGGGATTTTTATGTGCTGTGATTCATCACAACGAAAAGCAGCCTGTTTCACAACACGAGCGCCCCGCAATGCGGTTCAATTCGTCAAGCTGCTTATCTGTTGTGTCTCCCCGTTTTGGTAATCACAGGCGGGGAAACCCTGCGGTCGATTTGGTGGCCGGGGTCAGACACATACCCGGTGGCGTTTGGTTTCTTAGGCCGCTGCCAACATCAGATCATCGTTTGCATTTGTCTTTAGATGATAAAAACAGTCGCGCACCATGACGAAAACCCAATAAAAAAGCCCCGACATTGCTGTCAGGGCTTAGATTCTGTTGCTCAACGACTTTTGTCACGAGCATAACAGAAATCTAGCAGTTTCATTTCGCGTTTGCAAACTATTTTTGCAACTTATCCGATTTACGCCGCAATCTTCTGCTTGTTAGCATCACGTTCACGCATTATCGCGTGAAAGACGCTAGCCTCAAGTAACTCACGACACCATCGGATGCGCCGCCATGCTGATTCTGGCGAGATGCCGGTCAGTCGCGAAAGCTCATACGCAATGTCTTGCGCGCATTTGCGCTCGCAGTAGTATTTAATGGCTACATGACGAATCGGGTTATCAGGTGCGAATGTGCTACAGATAACAGATTCAACCAGGTCAGCATCTTCCTGCTCGTTGGCGCGGTCGAGAAGATTGCTTACTGAGTGTTGCGGGTTAATGAGCTGCTTCGCTTTGATGAACAGCTCATCTCCGCGATATCCCTGCTTATGCAGATTGTTTACTACATCCATAATCCTCTCTGATTCCCGATCGTTCCACTCCTGGCGAATCATCAGACGTCCGATAACGCTGCACTTCCCTGAATCTGGCCCTACGTGGCCGCCGTACTTCTCACCCCACACATCAAGCAGGCAACGCACCCATGCGGATTGCAAAGGGGTTATGAGCTTTACGGGCTTGAGGTAGCGCTTCTTCAGGTCAGATTTGCGCATCACCTGAGCTAACTGGGTCAGTGCTTCAGCTTGCATGCTTTGCCCCCATGATTTTCGCTGTGTTGCGCAATATGCGGTAGTTGATTTCAAACATCCGACGGGCCTTATACATGCGAAGAAGGCGCCATTTTTCTATGAGATAGTCAGTCATGCTGCACTCTCCTTGGGTTTGTTTTTCCCTATGAAGCTGCTTGCATCGCGGGATGTGTGGGTCTTCTTCGGACTGAAAAGCGCCTCTTCATCAGTCATACCGGCGCGCTTTCTTCTAAGAATGGTTGCGTAATTTACTTTTGTTCTGGGGTCACGTTGCCACTCTGTCGCTGTCTTGGTCTCGCCGTTGAAAGTAAGCATCGGAGCAGTTGGTGCGTACGTCCTATCTTTCTTCGCCCATGTCCTGTGATAAACAATGTCACTGACTGAGGTGCGTGAAATACCAAACATCTCCGCTATATCGCGATTTTTCATACCTCCAGAAAATGCCGCCCTTATTTCATCTGCCATTTCCTCGCTGCATACTGTGCGGGTTGTGTTTCTGGCCTGCTCTTTATCTGTGGACCATCGGCAATTATCTGGGGAGTACCCCTTGCTATTATCAATTCGATCAATGGATCGATTTTTTTCATATCCATTAGCCATTGCCCATTCATAAAATGGTTCGAATCTATGCCATGGCTCGCAGACGGCGATTCCCTTGCCGCCATACCATGGGTAGCTTTCTACGTTGGGGTTATAGCACCGGCTTTTCATATGTCGCCATATCCGGTAGATGCGGCTTTTGGACATTCTGTGGCTTCCAAGGGTGTCACCTCGATGGCATCCACATGACTTAACACTGCCCTTCCTTAACTCGTCACCATTTACTGGCTTTTCCCTGCCGCAGATACAAATACAATCCCAATACACTTGATTTCTATTGCCTACTTTTTTGGATCTGGCGATCACTGTTAGATAACCAAATTTCTTACCTTCCATCGGGATTAATTTCATGACGCCTCCATCTCGGTGATGATGATTTCCAGCCGGCCGCCTTTAACCACTTCACAACGCACCATGCGCACGTCATCAATGAGGCTGTCGTCAGCAATGACGCCTGCATGTGTGAGCGAGTCGAGAGGTGCTTTAAAGAGGTTGTCGAGGTCACGCCGGGCGCGTGTAGGTGGATATGCGAGGATTTTTACTTTCAGCCTACCGGCCAGTTGGAATTGCTGATTTGCTTCGGTGATTTGCTGCGTTACTGCTGCGGTGTATTCCCTTCCCTTCTTGCTTTTTATCTTTCGCCCTCGGAATACTGAGAAGAGGTGGTTATTCCCGGGCGGCCATGGGAGCGTCAGCCTGTATTCATTCACCGTTTCACCTTCCCTTCCTTGAGCAATGCATCCTGAGTCCTGATAACGCCTTCCAGATGCGCTATACGGGCCTCAGTGACATCACAGCGCCTTGTTCGTCGGTCTATCTCATCGTGGCACCCTGAGCAGGCCCACGCGCCAAAAAGGTCATCAGGCTTCATTCCTGTGCCGCATATCCCTACCATCCGGTAGTGCGCGAGTACGACCGTCTCAGGATTGCCATTACACACACCCGGCAGCCTGACCTGGCACTCCCTGCCCCGCGCTTCTTTTCGCAAGTTACTCATCATCGTCTCCTGCCATGTATCCGTTCGGGTCTCTGAATATCGTGTAGAAAGCACAGCAGTCAGAGCAGACAAAGGTTTCGTCTGGTGACAGCGGGATTCCACAGTCAGCACAGAGAGGCTCTGTTGGTTCGCTCATCTCGCCGTCCTCACCCGATTCCACATAGCAACACGCAGCCGGTAGCCGTGGTCGTATGATGTGACCTGGCTGGCGGGAGGTATTGGCTTGGGTTTGTTTCGGGAGCGTTTCGTGGGCTGGAATATCAGGTTGTCGAGGGCTTTCTGTGTGATGCTCACTCTTTGTCGCATGGCTCCCTCCACAATCCGTCTGCCTGTAGGTCAGCTTTCAGCTTTGCTTCGCTCTGTACCAGTTCGCGAAACTTGCGAGTGATATGGCCGGCGGGATAAGCCTGCTTTGCTACCGTGGCGATGAAGTTCTTCACCGGCGCCGCTTGTGCTTTCTTCGCCAGCTCTTTGCAGCAGCTGCGAATCATCTTTGGCGAGCCGTTATGGATTTTGTCGCACAGGCTCAGCGTGAGGATGACGTCGATAGATTCATCAAGCAGCGCTGTGGTTGCCGGGTTCTCTGTCGGTAAGTGCATTGCCAGTCGTGTTGCGGGGAAATACTCATGCATGGCGCACCTCACGAATCAGCTTGTTGAACTCAGCCATCAGGAAGCCAGCCGGATATG